CAGTTGCTGTACTTGTTGCGCGAGATCATTGTAATGCGAATCCTGCTGAACCGGTGCAGTCCCGCCCAAATGGGCAGAAACTTGGTCAATTGGAATCTGAAACTGCTGGATCATGTGGGCCACGGCCTGGCTCTTTTGCGCCGGTGTGCCCGTCCGCAACAGGGCCGCAGTCTGCAAAAGGGGAGCAATTGCCTGCGCCGGAGTCGTGTTCTCATTCCGCAGAATCCACTCATACGGGGCAAATTGCTCGGTAATTGCCCGTGCCTCGGCATCCCGTGTCTTGTACTGGCTGATGCCCTTTTCATAGTCGGCATCACGCTGGGCAAAGGCTTGCTGGAGTTCCTGCGGGGCTTTTTCCCAATGGTCTTTCAGTTCCAGCCGCAGGGATTTGGGCATATCCACCCGAGGTTTTTCGGGCGTATTGGGTGCTTGGGATTCGCCGGTTGGGAATTTGGGCGCAAATTTGCCCTTTTCGCGGGGCTGGCTTGGTTTGCCTTGGTTTGCAGGATCAGATGATGTTTTTGCCAATGCCTCGCGGATCGTATCGGCTCGGCTCGGCGGCTCGGCTGGCGCAGCCGCAGGCGTTTCGGGTGCTGAAACTAATTCGGTCGTGTCGGGTGCGACAACTTCGTTTTCCATCATTTCATCCTTTTCATTTGGTCGAGGGTCATTTTGATCATTTCCTTGCGCTCGGGCGGCGGTCGGTTGTGCAGCCGATTTGCCATCTCCACGTTCAAATTGCTACGCTGAGTCGGCGCAATGGGTGCGCTTGGGCGGTCAAATTCCTGCACCCGTGCCACTTGTCCACGCAAGCGGGCGGTATGTGCCTCTTTTTTCTTTTGCCATTGCGCTTGGGCGTATTTGACATCTGAGTGGCCCATCTCAATGGTATCGGTTGCTTTTAAGTGTTCGCGCCATTGGGCACGGCCCATGATCATCTGTCCATCCGGCGACCGAAAAGGCTCGATGTCGCCAAATATCATCATGCGGTCGGCGGGCGACCCTTTGCTTCTTTCATACGGCTCAGAGCCGTCAGACGGAAAAACCCATGTTTCTTTCATAGCATTTCCAGTAGTTGTGCGATTTCTTCGTCATCACGCCGCAATCTTATCCGAAATTCAAGCTGCCTTACTTTTTCCATTAAAACGGCGTAATCAATAGGATCACGAGCGGCAATCTCAATGGCTTGAATTGGTGCGCTGGTTATTTCCTCGCGCTCAGCAGGCGGCAAGCCAAACAAGGCTTCGCGCAGTTTTACCTTGCGTTGTTCTTCTGCCCGCCGGTCAGCGTCCCATTGTTGATCGCGTTTCTTTTCATCAAAGCCAAAATGCCCACCTAATGGGATTTCTACCGGAGGAGGTACAGGCGGCGTAGTTCCATAAATTGTATTAAACGGAAGTGCTGCAAAGGCTGAAAACCCAAACATGATTAGTCATTTACCAGTTACGGCGTGCTGTTAGCAGTCTGTTGCGTTTTCAAAACCAACTTGGTTTTTTAGGTCAGCGTACAGGCTTGCCATCAGGCTGCCAGTTGGCATAGCGCAATAGAAAGCGTGTTGTGCTACTTCCTGTGCATTGGCCTGCCTAGCGTCTGCGTTGGCAGATACCGACACCTGATACTGCACCTGGTCTTTGTTGCCGTGGATGTTGGTGATGCGGGCATAGGCTTCCGCAAATGGAACGCCAACATTGCTAGTAGTGATAGAAAGTTTGAGTGCCATGATGTTCCTTAATACGTCATTTCGGTTGTGCGGATTTGTGCCACCCAGCGAATTGTGGTTGCTGCTACCCCCGTCACTGTAATGGTTATGCAACCCAAGGTCACATTTGCTGTTACGGCTACAGCCCATGTAGCAGCGCCTGCATCAGCGTACAAAGACGTTACCGTAGGTGTGCCAACAAGGACAGTAGACGCTGCGTTTGCGCCGCGCTTGATTACGCCTTCAATATACCAACCCTTAGTATCCCCCGCGCCTGTAACTCCTGCAATAACTTCGCCACGGAAATAATACGCTGAGTTGTTGGGTAGTGTTATTTGATTGGTTGCAGCCGCCGCATTTGAATCAGAAACCAATACAGTAGCAGTTGCACCAGTTGTTTCTTTGCCAAGTATAAGCATTGCTAATTGAGAAATACCAGAAGAATTAGAAACTGGCCCTTGACTTGCAGCAGATACTATATTTCCAACAATAGAGCGCGTAGTTCCATTTTTCCCGCCTAATACTGCCGACCCATAAGCATCAGCATTATTGGTACTTCCACCAATAATAGAAGCCGCTTGACCTCCCGCAGCATTACTAATTCCACCACAAACGGCGGCGGTTATACCTCCCGCACTATTACTTGTTCCACCGCCAACAACCGCTGAATTAAACGCGGTATTAAGATTTCCTCCACCAATAAAACTATTTGCTCCTGAAATTGAATTTCCTGTTCCACCGGAAATTACACTGGCGCTTTCAGTAATTTTATTATTGGTACCTCCTGCCCAAGAATTGCCTTGAAAGGTATTATTTAAACCAGTATTGCCAATAGATACCCATTGAGTAGGTCTACCATTTGCAGTAACTTGCGTGTTTTGTGATATAAAACATAAAGTTATTGATTGTGGAGAACCTAAAGTTATTAGTGTTGTATTATTTGAGGCAGAAGAATAAATTTGTATATTTTGAATTGAACTGGTTGTATAAGACATATTACTAATAGTAATTGTCTTTCCCTCTGCCGGACAAGCTGGCAAATAAAGGTTTATTGAAGTTGTTGAACCGCCTGTTGCAAAATATTGAATTGGGGCACAATCATTATCCAAAGATATTGATGTTGTCCCAGTAGAAGAATTTTGAAAATTCCACCATTTTACATTTGGTGTATTTGTTGAAGGAAATCCCGTAAACATTAGTAATCCCCGCCAACGACTGACACGCTATATCCCGCTGCAACCGCAGTTCCAAAAGTGTAATAAATTTTATAGCCAGCAGGTAGTGATACGTTCATTGGAATAATTACATCAACCAATTCTGATGTTTGCGATACGGTGGTTGCCGCTAATGTTCGCTCAAAAAACTGGGTGTTGTTTGCCGCAGTTGTGGTGGCTGACCCATTGTTTAACCATACGCGAATTACTGTAGCTACGTTTGTTCCCAAGGCTCTTACCCGCACAAAATCAACCCGCGAACCATTTGTTGCATTGGCTGTAAAACCGGAATTGTAGTTAGTTCCTGCGGTTAGGTCAGTAGTCGTGTTTGCAACAAGACCCGCTGCGTTGACCCAAGTAATTACTGGAACAAGTGGGAAAATTGGTGATGTGTTTTGTGCCATTTAGAAACCTCCAAAGGATTGCGCTTGCATTTTAGTGATTGGGAGAGAAGAGCCGCCGCCGCCGCCAGCAGGAGTTGCCCAAGAACCATCACCGCGCCAAAATGTAGTTGCCGATGCTGATGTGCCTGAGTTAAGGTTGGTGACGGGAAGATTACCGGTAACGCCCGTAGTCAACGGTAGGCCCGTTGCGTTTGTCAGTGTGGCACTTACGGGGATTCCAAGCGCGGTTGAGTTCCCGCTTGCATCTAAATTGACAGATTTACCAGCGGGGTAAGACACAAACACATCTTTTGCGCCAACCGCAAATGCAATTATGCTGCCGGTGCTAGATGAAAGAACCGTATTACGGGACAACGTGCCCGCTGAATACGTCCCAATGCCTACTTCCCATTGCGAATCTAGCGCAATCGTGTAATAGGTGGTGTTTCCTTCGCCTACCGCGCTAAATGACTGAAAGCCAGTGACCGTGCCATCTAGCGTAAGTGTGCCTGATCCCGTTGTCGTGGATGTTTGCCTAATCCGATCCCCAAGGATTAGGCTCATTGGACGGCCTCCACGCCAACCACCATTCCATCAGGGCCGCGAATAACCCGCTTAGGTGCGCTCAGTTTTTGCATGGCAGCACCAATGTTTTGCATGGATTCCCCGTGCAGATTTGCCATGTTGTCGTGCAAGGCGGTGATTTTATCCATTGCCTGGACAATTGTGCCGCCCAGTTCGTTGGTTATTTGTGCAGCCGCTGCTTCAACGACCGGTAAGTCGATTCCAGGGTTGCTACCAATGCGAGCCACCATGATTTTGGTCGCTGCATCCAGTTCGGCTTTCCATCGTTCATATTCTTCCTTACCAGCCATTTCACGGGCTTTTATTTGCAATTCGTTGTTTTGCTTAACAGTCTCAAAATCGGCTTTCATTTGCGCCAATTGCATATCGGCTTGCACTTTAGCTTGATGCATTTGAATTTCAAGCTGCGCCTTACCTTGTTCAATTTGCGCCTGCGCTTGCAGTTTCATTTGCTCAGTCTGCGCTTGCGCTTGCATTCGCATCTGTTCCGCTTGTTGGTCAGCTTGCAATTGCAGCATTTCCGGCGGCGGGCCAGGCTGTTGCTGTTGTGCCATTGCCGCTTTCTGTTCCAAGGCTTTCATGGCGCGTTCGACTGCGCTTTCCAATCCTCGACCAGCGCGGAACCGGCGCACCAAGAAAAGCAGCATCTCGGATGCCATCGGCAAGGTTTCAGGCGCTTGGCTGATCATGGGGATTGCCTCACGCAAAAACAGTCCAATGGCTTGGATGGCCTCTTGTGCGCCTTGTTTCTCAGCTTGTTCGTCAATCTGCGCCAAGCTGTCGGCCTCGACCGCAATGTGAAAGTCGCGGATTGTGCTGTTGGACAGCATCTGAATGGCGGCTTGCAGCAGTTGCGGGTTTTTACCATCGTCGGTGTCCATCACGCCGGACATTGCCACGATCAGTTCGGGCGGGTAAAACTTGCAGATGACTTGCGCTTTTAGCTTAAAGATGTCAGACGCAAACCGCGCCACATCGCCTTGGCTACTCCGCATCCGCAAGCTGCCAAAGTTTGCCTTTAACTGCTGTGCGCCAAGGGTTTCTTGGGCTTTGGAAGCGCCGCGCAAAATGTCCGAGATGCCCATGATCTCGTAGATGGCCTGCTTGACTTGTTCCCGTGCTGAGTACAATTCCCGCAAGGTAACAATGATGGTCGATGTGTCCATCATGTCAATAGCGCCCTTTAACCCGCCCTTTTCGCTCATTGCCGCCCATGCGGTCACGGGGAACAGCTTGTTGTCCACGCCTTCGGTGAACAAACGGCCCAATTCCTTGAATTCGGCATTGAACACGCCAACCGCTTTGCAAGCCTTGGTCAGCAAGTAGATGCGCTGGGTCAGGTTGTCTAGTTCCTGCGCTTGATCTTCGTATTCAGCATAGTCCGGCACGGGGATCATCGTCCCTGTGGTGGTGGTTGCCATCAGCGGGCGCGGGCAGGGGAAGAATTCTTCCAGTTCCAGCGGATCGTCGCGCTCATCTAGCGCCTGTGGATAACCTTTGGCAACCCAGCAAACTTTACCGGTGCGCTTGTTCCAAATTTCAAACACCTTGGCTTTTTTGTCGTAGGTGTTGCGGGCGGTCATTGGATTTTTGGCATCCATGTCCGTGTTGCTACTGTCTAATCCCACGTTCTTGAAGACATCGCCAAAACGCTCGATGCCTTCGTCCTTGGTTATGTAGACGGCGCGGGCCACCCACCAAACTTCGTCCCATGTGCGGGCAGGGCTGTGCAAGAAATCTGTCCAATAGACGTAATCGATGGGGCTGTGCGCCGCATCAATGCGCTCGGTTGGCTCTTCTTGGCTGTTGTAAATCTGAGATTCGCCTGGCTCCTCCACATCAACGGCGGCCTCGCTTACTTCGGGCTGCTCATTAACAATCACCGGCTCATAGCGAATCCATGCCGTGCCGCGACCAGGCAGCAATCGGTCTTCCACCACCCCGCGCATGGCTTGATCAAAGTCGCCAAATTGGAGGGTTTCATATTCCATGACCCGTTCCAACATTGTGGATGCCAGCCGACCAACGGGGTCTTGATCCATGTATCGGCGGGAAACTTCGGGTTTGGCCTGCCTGCCGTACAGCGCAGGAAACAACACTTGGATGTTTGACCACAGGATGTTGTAACGCACTCTAGGCATTTCTACCGCATCGCGTTCATCCCGATAACGCTTGACAATCTTATGTCCGCGCTTTTCCCACTTTTCAAAGACCTTTTGGGCGGCCTCTATTTGGTCGTGCCAATACGGGCCAGAGTCATCGCCCTCGTATGCACCCATTTCTTGATAAGCCATTAGCTACCCGCAGCAAAGAAGAATGTTACGTCCAATGCGCTGCCAGCAATCGTAGCGTAAAGGCTTACGCCCACATTGGCGGGGAATCGGTGAAACCCGATGGCGGGTGTAATCGTGCCCGACATCACTTCGCCGCCGGAGCCGCCATTACGTAGCACCAAAGTGCCGCTGGTTGTGTTGTTGACGTAAAAGCCAATTAGTTGGCAAGGGCCAGGCGTTACTGCGCCGGTTGCTGTGATGTTCTTGTATCCACCTACTTCTGCTACTGGTTGGCTCATATTCGTTCTCCACGATGTCGTTGCGTGTCATATTCCCACAATTCATCCAATGTGATGGTTTGCAGGGTCTTGCCCTTGGGCGGCGTTTGATCTCTAGCCTCTTGCCTGTAGGCGACTGCAAGCATTCTAAAGGCATCCGCTGGGTGTGAGCACCAATCATGGCGGGGATTTTGTCGAAATGCTTTCTTGTCTTCGTCGTATTCCCGCTGATATTGGCGCAGCGCCTCTAGCCCTTCCTCACAGCTTGGGTCGAAATAGCACTTAGGCAGCACCATCCTGACCGCTTGAATGCCGTCTTGGATGCCAATCTCAGGCACGATTGCCAGCTTATTCATGCCGCCAAGGTGCGCCGCAAGCTGTTCAACAATGGATTTGCCGCCCGATGCCAACGTCTTTGCCCGTGCGTCATGCGGTAGATAGTGCTTGGTGTATCGGTAACCCTTGTCGATGACCACTTGGGCTATGTCCTCAATCCCTGCGCCGCTGACGGCGTAATAGTCCATAACCCTGATTTCGCCTCGGACTACTTGATAGAACCAAATGGCGGTATCGTCTCGATAGCCTAAGTCGAATGCGGTATAGACCGGCGCGTCGACATCGAATGGCAATTCCCTAATCCGGCCTTCGTCCTGCGCCAAGCGCATCTCTTGCCCATAGAAAGCGCCCATGATTGCCGCATCAAAGCTGCATTCATATTCTTGGTCATATTGGTCTTGGCTCAATTGCGCCCGTGCCGCCTCCAATTCTGAGTCCGGCAGGATTTTGCTTACAGTAGCTGGCAGCCGCAGCAGAAACCAGTCCGGCGTGTTTTGGCTGACCTTGTAGATGTCGTGAAACTGGTTTTTACCCTTGGGTGTGCCGCCAAACACCGCCCAACCCAGCCGGTCAGACAGCGTAGGCCGAATCACATTGCCCCATACGCTAGGCTTGAAGTCGCCATATTCGTCAAGGTATACGCCGTTAAAACCTAGTCCCCGCATAGCGTCAGCGTTGTCTGAGCCAAACAGCATGATCTTTGCGCCGTTAATCAGTTCCACCATCAGATCGGCTTCGTTTGTGTTTTTCGTAATCGGGGCAGCGTAATGCTTAAGGTAATCCCACGCCACCCGCTTGGCCTGGCTGCGAAACGGCGCAATGTAAGCATACTGTGCGCTGCGGTTGCCCTCTGTGATTGCCCGCTTGATCACATCATTGATTGCCGCCACGGTTTTACCGGCCCTTCGGTGGGCAACCAAACATGACCATCGGGTTGTGCGCTCATGGAACGGCATAAATGCGCTCCTTGGCGAATACGGCAGGATTATTTCCCTGCTGCCCATTTGATCACCAAGTCGTTGCCGTCCGCGCCGGTGATTTCTTGCTTAACCGTCTCAGCCCAGCGCATTTGCGTCTTTGTCCACCATATCAGCGCCGTGGTGTCCCCGCTAGTGGCTTTGCTAAATAGCGTCTTGGCAATCTGCCCGTTAGCTTTGGCCTTTCCCAAGTCCAATTCGGTGCGGTAATACTTACGCAAGGTCTTATCGTCTATGCCCACCAAAATGGCAATCTGCTCGTGAGGCAGGCCCAATCCGCTGGTGCTTTCAACCATCCTGCGGCTTTCATCGGTTGGCTTATGAGCCTCTTGAGCAATGATTGGCATTTTTTAGAGGGGAACTCGGTTAAGCTGGCTGAACATTCTCGGACAATAACACAGCCGTCTTACCTGTGAAATCTTCCCAGCGCTTTACGATCACATCGCAATATTTAGGGTCTAACTCCATCAAGTAAGCGTGTCGCCCGTGTTTTTCTGCAACAAGCATAGTTGTTCCGCTGCCACCAAACAAGTCCAGCACCATATCGCCGCCTTTGGTATTGTTGAGCATTTGGTACTCAAACAAGGCCACCGGCTTCATGGTTGGATGCTCCCCATTACGGTGCGGCTTTTCAAATTCCAGAATTGTGGTTTGCTTGCGGTCTGCCGCCCAAAGATGGCCAGCGCCGTCTTTCCACCCATATAGGCATGGCTCATGCTTCCAATGGTAATCCTGGCGACCCATCACAAGGCTGGATTTTTTCCAAATTAGGCATTGCCGCACCGTCCAACCGGCATCTTGACAAGCCCCACGAAAGTTGTAACCTTCTGAATCTGCGTGCCAAATGTAAAAAACTGCACCTTTTTTCATCACCGTATCAGCGGTCACAAATGCATCCCGTAAAAACTGGCGAAATTGCGAGTCTTCCATGTCATCGTTTTGAATGGTTAAGCCTGTGCCACCTTCATACGCCACGTTATATGGCGGGTCGGTCAGCAGCATATCAACCCCAGCGCCGCCTGTAAGTTCTACGACAGCTTCCACGTTTGTGCTGTCCCCACACATTAGCCGGTGGTTGCCCAATTGGTAAATGTCGCCCAATTTGGTCTTTGGCTCTTCCGGCACATTAGGCACGGCATCTTCATCGGTTAAGCCTTGCACCACTTCTGGCTCGAGCAATGCGTTCAGTTCTTTTGGGTCAAACCCCAGCAGTTCCAGCGCAAAGCCGTCTGCCAGCAAGTCGTTTAACTCAATGGTCAGCATCTCATTGTCCCAGCCTGCGTTCAGCGCCAGGCGGTTGTCAGCAATGATGTAAGCCCGCTTTTGCGTCTCGGTCAAGTCTGCCAGTTCAATGGTTGGCACTTCCTTGTAACCCAGCTTACGCGCCGCCAGCAAACGCCCGTGGCCCGCAATGATGCCGTTATCACCATCCACCAAAATGGGGTTTGTCCAACCAAATTCCTTGATGCTTGCCGCAATCTGCGCTACTTGTGCGTCTGAATGGGTGCGGCTGTTCTTTACATAGGGAATAAGGATGTCAACCTTTTTTTGCGTAATTTTCAATTGGTTAATTCTTTCATATGAATCAAACCGTTAAGCATTCGGCTTTTAGTGTTCATCCACGGTTTACTGTAATCACAATTGGCGTAATGGTCAAATTCCGGTATGCCCAGCGTGTAGTGGGCAATTTTTGTTCGCAAATGGTTGTGTTCGCCTACCAGCACGTTCCATTCCCTTGGCAATTCGCCAATCAATGAGTCAGGCAACCATTGAAATCGGTGCAGTTCTTCGCCTGTGGATTCCTCAATAAATTCGGGTGTCAGCACCTTGTTGCGGTTATGTTCACAGTTCCACAGCACCACGCTTGACCAGTTTTTTCTCGGGTAGTCGCCGTTTCGGGTTTCCATCGGTGTGCCAATGTACTTCTTTGGGTACTTGGTCTGATAGTCGTGCTTGACCACCTGGACGGCATAGCGCGGGTCAAACAGGCTTACTAGGTCTTCAATGTCTGCCAGCATGAGCATATCGCTGCCATCCAAAAAGATAGCCTTATTCTGATATCCGCACAAAAATGGTACTAAAAACCGCTGATAGGTGAATGCGTTTGTGCCGTCTCGCTGCTTGCCGGACAAGGGCGTAATGCTGACCAATCCCTTGGTGCGCTCTATGACCGATTGGCAGAATACATGGTAGCCCACGGCTTCCCGAGGGTCGTATCCTGCAAAAATGCGGATCATTTGAGGGTTAGCTTGTAAATCGTAGAGTCCACCAGCGCGGCAATTTCGTCCACGATGTTTTGCAATTGGCTGTCATCCGGCAGGGCCACACGATTCTTCTCAATAAACGCCTTCATGCTTGCCATGTACTTTTGCGGGTCTTTGGCGTTGTGAAAGTTCTCGGGGTAATCCTTGATCTTTTCATACCCGCCGTTGTATGCCTCAGCAAACTGGTCGGTCAATTCAATGATTTCGGTGTAGTACGCGCCCAATGCCATGTGGACGGCAAAGCTGTCGGTTGCCAAATGCATGAAATGGGTGACCGTGCCGCTATGCAGCATGGTCGAAATGAAATCCGCAACATTCTTTTTCATAGCGCCACCTCTAAAACCCCATTGTAAGGCAATGGTACGTCTTTAGGCCATTGTCCGGTGCTTGTCAATGCGTCCACCGTTTTTTGGTGCGCCTGATTCCACATCTGCTGGCGCTGATTTTTGTCCAAATTTGCGCCTTGGTCAATCTCAAAATGGCAATGTAGGCATAGCGCAGCCACCAAATTATCGTCGGCCTTAATGCCCCGACCCTTGCCGCCGCCCCAATTTGTGTGTGCGGCTTGCACCATTTGGCCTGATCCGCAGCATTGGCAGTCAAGGCTTGCCACTAATTTCAGCAGTTTTTTGCTTCTGACGTACTCGTGTTTTTTCAGCAATTACAGTCTCCAAAGTTGTAAATCGGTGCATATTGGCGCACTCAATTCGGCGGCGGCGGGCGTTGCCAGCTTCCAATCGCGTTTCTTTCACAATTGTCCATGTTCCGCACTCAGGGCACTTAATCATCAACAAATGCTCTAAATTTCACGCCTTGTTGTGTGCCAAAGGCTGTGGATAACTCTATCAGTTCGGTCATTTCGGGCACGGTCATCTTGCTGGTTCGCGCACCAATCACGACAAAGCCGCCTTCTAGCCCTGGGACAACTTTTTGTTTTTTAAGCGCGGCGGTCAATACGTCTTTCCATTCGTCTTTTGTCAGCTTAACACCGTACCACACCACTTGCTGGGCAATGTCTTCAAGGTTTGCCCACATCATGCGGTTTTGGTTAAGGCTTCGCATTTAAGCCCCTGATCATGTCTAAAGCCGCTTGTGGGCTGTCAACCCTGCACAATGTGCCACCGGCCCAATTTTGAAAAAAGTCAACTTGTAGCCCCGTTAAACGCTTTTTAGAGGTGGTTTTAATTTCCATCAAGTAAGTATGCTGCTGGTAGCCAACCAAAAGGTCAACCGGCAAGCCAATGATCCACACATAGCAGCCAGCAGACCGCAGCGCGGCAACAATGGCCTGTTGGTTTGCGTCAACCCTTGCGGCGTGTCTCATGCGTTGCCCCATTGGTCAGCCATAGCAGCCGCAATGCCTTTGTACGTTGTGCTGCGTAACTTCCATCGGTCAGGGCTGGGCGGCAATTTGTGCACCCGCGCTTCTCTGCCGTCCACAATGTCTGTGGGCGTTAACTTTGGCAATCCCATCAGCCACAAACAAGTTGCTTTTGTTTCACCATGCCCAAATTGCCAAGGCTGAATGATTTGGTTTGGCTTTCCCCAACACGTTGACATGATGCTAATTGGATTTTCAACACAAACTTTTGGAATAGGCGCAAGCAAAAGTTTCATAAAAAAATCAATGGCTTCACCTTGTTCAACTTTTTTTTCTTTAAACCATCTTGCACCGGAAACAGCCAAATGGGTGCATGGCGGGTGAGCAATCATCAAATCCCATCCATTGCCAATGATGTCCAACACGCTGCCTTGATAGTGCGGTCCAGGCGCATCGGTAGGCAACAAGTCACATGACATTGCATCATGCCCTTTGGCAATAAATGCGTCCCGCACTGTGCCGCTGTATTCGCAAGCTACTAAAACTCTCATTTTTTAACCTTTGCAATCAGTTCGGCAATTCTTGCCTTGTTCTTTGCCCGTTGCTCTGCGGTCAGTTCGTTGCCCAACCGTAGCAGCGGCGGCTCAACATAGCTGCGGCGCAGCAAATTGATCCATTGCGGCAGCGTAGGCGGGTCTTCCGGCAAGTTCTCCAACGCCCGTTTTATCGTTGCCGCGCTGAAACCCGCCATCTTGTCAGCCCAATGATTCATGGCGTTCATCACACCGGCATCTGAACCGTCCGGCAAGGTTTGTCCGGTTTTCCACATATTCATAAACCGAGTCCCGTAATGGCCTTGCAGGGCCGCAAACAGTCGCTGAATCCAGCCGTCAGGTAATTTTGAGGACATTGAAGTTCCTTTCGTCACCAAAGATGGCCCTGGCTGCGCCCATGTTCTTGTCTTGCTGTGATGGCTGCGACTGCATCCATTCGGCTTTAAAGCCCGTCCAACCCCGTTCACAGCACGTTTCAAGGACAGTCTGTAGGC